GGCGCCCGGCCAGCACGCCCAGGTCGTTGCCGTGCAGCTGCGGTACCACCAGCACGCGCGGCGCCGCCAGGTCCTGGACGATGGCGCGCTGCTCAATCAGGTACTGGTTCCAGGTCTGCAGGTCCGGATCGCAACCGGCGGTTGCCGCCATCACGAACACACGGCGGCCGTAGGTGTTGTTCAGCATCACCGCGGCGTCGTGCATCGCACTCAGCTCGGCGCCGCTGGTCACCGGCGAGGTGATCACCACCGCCTCGACCGAAAAGCCCTGCTGCTGCGAGTACTCCAGGGCGTCCTGCCAGCTGCCGGTCACCGCATCGATCGGCGCAGCCAGGCAGGCCCAGCGGTCGCCGCCGTTCAGGCGCGCCGCGGTGACCTGGCGCTTCAGGTCGCTGTCGGCTTCGCCCAGCGCCGCGTCCAGATCGCTCTGGGTGTTGAGGGGGATCAGCTCGCCGACGTTCGCCGCGGCCGGGCCGATGAAAAGAAAATAGCGCTCGATCTCGGTCACGGCACCCTGGCCGAGGTTGAGATTGTTGACGCTGACTTTGCCGAGTGCCATGCAGTGCCTCGCTAGCGGGGTGAGTTAAGGATTTGCGGGAGCAGGTAGGCGATCAGCTCGTTGACTTCCTGCTGGTTGGCCACGCCGAAGAACTCGCGCTTGGGCAGCTCGATCTCCCAACTGGTGGGGCCGGGTTTCTCTTGCTTGAGCAGGCGAATCAGCAGGCCCGCCTGGCTGTACTTGATGTTCTGGACGATCCAGTCCACGGACGGCCGCAACCAGCGCTGGCCGCCGCGCTTGGTCTTGCCGGCGCGGATCTTGAAACCGAGCCGGCGCAGCCGCTTGGCCTGTTCGGCGGTGGCCATCAGCGGGGTTACCCGGCTGAAGCCGCGCATTTGGCTGGCGGTGCGGCGCTGCACCATCCCGGCGTTGTGGATGCCGGCGATCATCGCGGTCTTGCGCTTGCCCCAGCCCAGTTCGGCGGCGTCCTCGGTCAGGCGTACCACGGAGATGCCAGTGGCCAGGCCGGTCAGCATCTTTGGCTTCTGGCCTTTCTTGCGTTTGCGGGCGCGGGGTGCAAAGGCGCTGCCGTGCAGGTCGGCCTGTTCACGGACGCGCTTTCGCCACCCGGTACGAATGCGTTGGGCGGTGCGGTTCATCAGCCGGCGGCGCAGCTTCGGCGGCAGGTCCAGCAGAGCGAGCTGGGCGGCCACGTCGAGCTGGCCGCGCACGTCCAGGTTGAACGGGTTACTGGCTCCCACTGGCCACCTCCCCGTGCTCGGCAATCCACAGGTCAAACGGCACGAAGGCCCAGCGCTTGCCAAAGGCCTCGACTTCGCCGTCATCAGCTTCGGCCAGGTACTGCGGCTCGATGAATTCCAGGGTCAGCTCGACGTCGGCCAGGTCGTTGTCCAGCTGCTCGATGTCGAAGGTTGGCGCCGGCAGGTCGTCGGGGCGATCGGGGTCGCTGTTCTCCAGCCAGCTGCCGAGCAGGGCCATCAGCCGGCCAGGGTGGTCGGCGAAGCGCTCCATCACGATCACGGCGCGGTAGCGTATGTCGCCCAGGTGCAGGCCGTTCAGATCGGGCTTCCAGGTGAGGTTAAGCGTGACCTGCTCGGCCCAGCTGTCGAGCTGTTCCGGAGCAACCAAACGGCGCTCGAGCAGAAAGGTGGTCAGGGCGCGGAGCTTGTTCACAGCAGCACCGCCGTAATCCGGCCACGGCCTTGCAGCAGGCGCACGGCCTGTTGGCTGAAGGCGAGGAACTGGTCTTCGGTTGCTGGCAATTCCTTGGCGAGGTTTTCCGCCGACTCGCGGCGGTTCACTGTGGCGAACTGCTGCAGCAGATAGGCTTTAGCGCGGCAGTACACGGCGCGCTTGTACGTCGCTGCGTGAAATGTGCGCTCCGGCAGCACCATAGGGTCCGCACTTTCCACGCTGGTGACGCCTGCCGCTTGCCAATCCGCTTTGCGCTTGGCCAGGTCGACGTTCACTTCGCCCATGGCGAAGGCGATGCCATCGGCCAGCAGCTCGCTCAGGTACTCCGCCGGCAGGCGGTAGCCCTTCTGGAACTCGGCGACGGAGAGGTCAGGCCAGAAGCCGTCGTTCTCTATCGCTTGGTCCACCAGGGTGGTCGGTTTACCTGAAAAGCTCATCGCTGGCCGCTCGAATAGGGCGGGGTGACTGCGTCGGGTGGTACTGGCTCAAAGCCGGAACACCTGGGCAGGCCCCGCTGGGGGGGGTAGTCGTTACTCGGTCGGATTACCGCCCTGGTCGGCGCTGCCTTGCTCGGCCTGCTGCTTGCGCAGCGCCTTGGAGGCCTCGTCCGTCCGGGTCTTCACGCCGATTTCGGGGTACAGCGCGGCGGCGCGTTCGAAGTGATCGATCGCCAGCGCCCACTGCTCGGCCTCCATGGCAAGGATTCCGAGCAGCTTGTGGAAACGGGCCGGAATGCGCTCGAACAGCTCCCACGGCTTGGGCAGGTCCGCCTCGTCTTCGGCGTTGATCAGGGCCCAGTAGCCATCCACGCGCGGCAGCAGCTGCGACACGTAGGGCTCCGGGCTGCGGCCGGCCTTGTGCTCGGCCTCGGCCCAGTCGATCAGCTCGTCGGCGACGAAGGTCGGCACGTCACGCTTGAAGCGCTCCGGTAGTTCCTGGCCCTGCCCGATTGCGAAGTCCGCCAGATCCAGTCCGGCTTCGAACTGCGCCGTGTCGAACAGCCAGACCAGCACCTGCATCAGCACCGGGTTCGGGTGGTTCAGGCCCGACTCTCGGTAGCGCTGTACGTAATCCAGGTACTTGGGCAGCAGCTCGTCGCGCTTCAGTGCCTGGCGTACCTCGCGGCTGTTGATGGCGCTGATGCGTTCCAGGTCCGCAGCCATCGCGGCAGTCATCAGGGCCAGGTGCTTCTGGGCGTTGGCAGGGCCGGCCAGGGCGGTGGCGGGCGTGTAAACCCGCACACCGGTGGTGGCCGCTGCTGTCGCACCCTGTTCGCGCACGCGGCGCTTATGGGCTAGGGCCAGGCTCATATCAGACGAACTCCACGTTGGCGGACTCGATGGCCGCAAACTTGCCCAGCTGCTCGATCACATAGCCCTCGTTGCGGCTGTTGTAATCCTCAACCTGGGAGCGCTTGGGGTTCTCCTGGATGTGCCGGCGCCAGCTGGTGTCCTGGAAGTAGATCGACAGGTTGTCCCAACTGGTGACCACCACGCCGCGGCTCGGGAAGTGCGGGCAGGTGAAAGTCGGCAGACCGCCGTAGGTGGCAATCACCTGGGCCATCTCGATGCGTTCTTTCTCGGTCGGCGTGTCGCCCTGGGCGGTGTACAGCTTGGCCTTGTCGTGGGCCAGCAGTTCACGGCCGACGATGGCGATCAGGTCGCCGCCGTCGCGGAATTCCTCGTCGATCATCAGGGACACGTCGTGCACCAGGGCGTCGAGGTTGGCGTAGTCGCCGGTCGCGCCGATCTGGATCTTGCCGGCGACCTTGGCGCCTTGGGCCAGCACCTGCTCCGGCGCCTGCTCGCGGGCAATCTGCAGCCAGCCCTTGTTCACGTCCTGCAGCAGCGGGTTGGCTACGCGGTCAGTGGTGGCGGCGGCGCTGGTACCGTTCCAGCCGATCATGATGCGGTCCAGCGCGATCTGCTTCTGCACCGCGGCGGAATAGCGCTGCGGGAAGTTCGGGAACTTGGCCCAGGCGTCGATGCTGGCGTACTTCAGCGCCACGTCGCTGTGGGTTTCGAACAGCTCGTAGCCCTGGCCGTCCAGGCCCAGCACATTGCGAGCGACGCGGTCGGCGTTGCTGGTGTCGGTACGACCGGTCACCGTGCCGCTGGTACCCAGCATCACCTTCTCGCCCTTGATCTCGCTGACCGGGATCACGTTGATCCGGGACAGGAAGGCGGAGCTGTGGGTGATCTTGTCGTTCAGCGTCTGCGCGTGGGTCGGCGTGACGTTGAATTCCTCGCGCACGGTTTCCACGCCATAGGTGGTTGCGATCGCAACGGCGAGGGCGCTGAATTTCAGGCGGGCTGCTTGGCTCAGGCTCATATCAGTACACGGCCTCTTGCTTGTCGTCGGCCGCGCCAGTGGTGTTGGGCACGTCTTTGCCCTTGCCCTGGTTCAGCGCGGTGTTGAATTTTTCGGTCAGGTCATCCAGCGAGGTTTTCAGGCTGTTGAACTGCTCGGCGGTGATACCGGTGGCCTTGTCGCCGTCCTTGCCGGCTTCCGGCTCGGTGACGGCGGGCTTCTCGGGCTCGGTGGGCTTGGCGGCAAAGGTGGCAGCGCTCGTTTCCAGGCTGGTGGCCACGGTGCCGAGCTTGTCCACCGCGGCGGCGAAGGCCTGCACGGTTTTCGGATCCATTGGGGTGCTCTCGTCTTTGGGGGTTGCGGGGGATTCGGGACCGCCCTTGCCGAGGGCGCTGAACAGACGGGTGAAGAAGGAAAGGGCGGCGGCTTCGTCCGTGTCGGGCGCGGCGCTCAGCTCGCCCAGCGGCTCGAGGTTGGCGAAGTAGTTGCCCTTCTCCGCGCGGCGGGAGAAGTGCAGGGGCTCGGTGCCCAGGCTGGCGGGCTCGTCGGTCACGGCCAGGCCGGCAAGATAGGCTTTGCCGGTGTCGGCGAACTCGGGCTGGATCTCGATGCTGGTGAACAGCTTCTGGGCTTCCTTGTTCAGCGCAAGCAGCCGGTCGTTGGGCTGCAGCTTGGCGAACAGAGCGACCTTGCCGTCTTCCAGGTCTTCGGCCTTCAGCTCGGTGACCGTGCCGAAGCTGCCCACATACCGGATGTGTTCGTACCAGATCGTCGCGGTGTACAGCGCGGGGTCGTAGGCCTCGGCCATGTCGCGCAGATCCTGCGCCTCGATCGTGCGGCCGTCGGCGGTTTTGCCGCTGGTGGCGACGCGTTTCCAGTCGGTAACAAGGGAGCGGGGCATGAACTTTTCGGCTCTGTCGGGGTTCAGATGCCGCCACCATAGGCACCGCCCAGATACCCCTCAAACGCTTTGCTTCCGCCCCGTTCCTAGCTGCGAAATCTAGGAATTGCCCGCAATTTATCTGCGCGTTTGCCTCTTTTTCGCCGCATAGACTGCGGCGCATGCCTTACTCCATCGAGATCAAAGAAACCGCCAAGCGCCTGTACCTGCGCCGCGCCAAGCCGCGCGAAATACAGGCCGAACTCGGCTTGCCCAACGTCCGGATCGTCTACTACTGGATCGCCAAGGGCGGCTGGGACGAGATGCTGACGGACGAGGAGCCGCTGACCGCCGTCAGCCGGCGCATCACCCTGCTGCTGGAGAAGCCCGGCACGCTGGCCAAGGGCGAGCTGGACGAGCTGGACCGCCTCACCACGGTGCGCGAACGCCTGCTGAAGCAATGCGCCAAGCCACTGCAGCCAGCCGGCGAGGCGCCGCCGGAGCGC